GGACAGTGCAGGCTACGGGCTGGCACAGTGGACATATTGGAGCAGAAAGCAGGCGCTGCTTAATCATGCAAAACAGGCGGGCGTATCCATTGCAGACCTTAATATGCAGCTGGGCTTTTTATGGGAAGAATTGCAGGGATACACAGCAGTAATGGACGCACTGAAAAAGGCGGGCAGCGTGCGTGTTGCATCTGATGCCGTTCTTACTGGATATGAAAAGCCAGCAGACCAGAGCGAAACAGTAAAGAAAAAGCGTGCAGAGTATGGCGAGGGATACTATAAAAAGTATGCAGCAGGAAACGGTACAAAGTATTACAGAGTGCGCAAGAACTGGACGGAAGCAGCAAGCCAGTTGGGGGCGTTTGCGTCGCTGGAAAATGCAAAGAGCGCTTGCAAGGCGGGTTATACTGTATATGATGATAACGGCAAGGCGGTATATACCGCAGCGGGGCAGCAGGCAAGCGCAGGCGTTCCGTTTAGCGTACAGGTAGATATTTTAGACCTTAATATCAGAACGGGAGCAGGCACGAACTATGCAAAGACGGGAGAAACCACAGGAAAGGGAGTATTTACCATTGTGGAAGTGAAAGCCGGACAGGGCGCAAGCACTGGCTGGGGACGCTTGAAGAGTGGCGCAGGCTGGATTAGCTTAGATCATGCCACAAGATTAGCTTAAGTTTTTGAGGGCGGGCGGTTTGCTGTCTGCCCTCTATTTTTTTACAATTTTATAGGATTTTCTGCATAAAAGCGTTGACAATATACCAAAGTTGGTATATAATAAAATCATGGAAAGGAGATAAGAACAAATAAGAGGCAAAGCCACTGGAAAGGAGAAACGGCACAATGGGTAAGAAAAAGAAACAAAAGAAAAAGCCTATCGAATGGCGAGACCTGACAATCAACGCATTGATAGACTTAATCATAGGCATAATACTTATCATAATCGGTAAGTACATAGGTTAGGGCGAAAGCCCTAACCGACAGGCGGGCGATAAGCCCGCCGCCTATAAAAAATATATCACAAACCCACAGCCGAGTAAAGAGTATGCTTTTGAAATTAGGAGTATTTTTAGTAGTAGTAGGACTGGTAAAGTTGCTTATTGCTTTCGTTTTGAGAGCAAAGGAAAAGAGAGGTAAGGCATGAACTTAGGCGAGAACATAAGGAAAGCACGAAAAGCGGCAGGCGTTTCACAGTCAGAACTTGCGGAACGTCTGCAAGTCCACCAGAAAGATATAAGCAGGTGGGAGAATGGGGCGCACGCACCGACAATAGAAATGTTTGCGAAAATATGCAGAGAGCTTAACGCCTCTGCTGATGAAATTTTAGAATTGAAGTAGATACGAAAGCGAGGGCTTACTATGACAAAGAAAAAGGTAATTTTAGTGGCAGCGGCTGCATTATTTGCAGTAAGCGGTTTAACGGCGCTGCCGTCTGGAAATATAACAGGTGGGGTGGGCTGCATTGTGCTTGCGACAGTATGCGCCTATTTTGGACTGAAAAAGAAAAGCGCAGGAAAAGAGAGCGAAAACAGAACGCCTGCGCCTGCCGCTGCATCTGGTGGCAGAGTTTTAGATACAATCAGAACGAAAGTAGTAGGCGTGACGTTCAATAATGAGGACGGAGAAAACAGGCAGGATATTTTAAGCGGAATGTCCGGCAGTGAAGACATTACAGTAGAAAAGTATACATACAACGGAGAGCCTGCCGCATACGTAAAGTGGGGCGATAAGGTAATAGGCAATCTATCGGCAGAGCTGGCGGGGGACTTAGCGAGAAAGTACCCGAAATCCCGCTACACCGCAGAAATACTGGAAATTTCTGGGGGGTACAGACGTTCGGGTGCAATATAG